AATAAAATATTAAATATAAAAAATAGAAATTATGACCTTATTTAGTTTGTGCCGGCTTATCTTCAGCTGCAGGTTTTTTTACGGGTTGTGCTTTGAGTAATTTACCTAAAAGCTCAAGCTCTGCCTTAAAATTGATCGGAGTTCTTACTTCAATTAATTTCTGAATTCTTTCTTTCGAATAATCCTTTAGCAATTCTACACCGCCTTTTCTTAGACAAAGTGTATGGCTGCCATTTTCCCATAATTGGAATGCATTTTCTGGAACTTCTGTTAGTCTTTGGTTGGACCCAATGATAATGGATCCAACCGCAACTGTTAATAAAAAATGTTCGTTACTAATCATTTTTTAAGGTGTTACCGGAGTTGGAGCTGTATCAGGAGCCACAACAATTTCTCCGTCAAAAGCGTACAGACCACTACGAGCAGTAACGTTGAAAGCAGTACCTGAATTCTCTTCATACTTTTTCGCAGTTGTTGCATCTGCTTTAGTAATATAAGCGTCAAGAACTACCCATTTCTGCCCAATACTGTCAACTACCACATAGCACATTGGAGTATTTTTGTGTCTCTTGATAAAACCAACATTCTTTTTAATGAAGTTCGGAAGCATTCCGTCGAATTGTGCCTGATCTTTCATGTTACCAACGGTACCAACAAGATTGTTTTTCAATTCATTTTCATCGATCATACATGTGGTTTTTTTAAAACCTTTACCTACAACAGGAACTAATGCCAAAAGAGTAGCACCGTCTTCATAAGAAGTATTTTCCAATACTACTGGCTTTGTTACTGTTTGCAATTGATCCATAGGAGTGTAATACATATCTGCTTTCACACCACCTACTACTTCCTGATTAGGGCAATATCCCATATTTTCAGTTCTTACTGTTTTGAAAGAACATCCTTCGTCGATTTCTTCTGGCATCGAATTATTTTTTTAAGATTAAACCACTATTACCTCCAATTAGAGCTAGTGCGAGATTTTCATCTGCAGCGATCTCTTCCTGGGTGTAACCTTTACCATCAATTGAGATTTTTTTTGGAGCTTCATCAGTAAATTGATAATCTCCACCATCAAACTTTAGTTCAAGACCTGGTTCAGGTTTTGAACTTTTCGGAGAATTTTCTTTTTTTAAAATTGCAGCTTCCCTCTTATCCAGGTTCTCCTTTTTTTCGACAAGCTTTCCGGCCATGTCCAAATTTTTCTTAGTAAGATCATCAAGGTCTTTATCCTTTTTCTCAAAAGCCTTCTCTTTCTCCTGAAGATTTACCTCTCTTTCTTGCAGTTCGACTGCCTTCTTTTGAAGTTCCTCCGCTGAAAATTCAGCGAAAGGAACTTTATTATCTTTATTTTGCATAAAATTTTTAAGTGGAAAAATTATTTTTAAGCAACCAAACCTTTCTCTGACGCGTAGTACAACTCGTTCAGTTCAGCGTTATTAAGGCCTCTGTTTTTTGTTGCGTCCGGCGTATGGACAAATGTTAATTCGTTAATTGCGAAGTCATAGCCCAAAGTGAATTCACCAAGAATATCTAACTCTCTACCAGCCTCCTGAACTGAAGTGATGGTAGCAGGATTGTCAATTGCATCCACCATTTTTACGAAGCCATTATCAACAGTTGAGATAATAGTTCCCCTAGTTAATCCATCAAGACCGATGATCTCTCTTTTCCCAAGTCTGGTAACTAGCTTATCACCATCTTTGTAAATTGTATTTTTACCAAACTGATCTTCGTAAGCGATAGCATAATCTTCAGCATCTGTCACAGATGTGAAAATTTTCTTCACTTTTGATTTCATTAATTCAGGAAGCTGTCTTTCGTATTTTGTGAAAACATCAACAATATTTGATTGAGTGATTGCATCTCCAGGCATAAGGAATGCAGGGTTTTCTTCATTCAGCAAAAGCTTTCTGATAATCTCGTTAAGACCATCCATAGAAAAACCAAATTCAGGACTGTTAAGACCTACTTTTGCAGCATTGTAAACTCCTTGAATTGAAAGAATGTTCACATCATCAATGATCTTGCTTAGTAATAGATCAATTGACAGTTTTGAGATCGACTTGTCCTTAAGTGCTTTGCCTTCATCATACATTTCCTGAAGAACAGTACCAATAATTTCAGCAGGATTTAATCTGAAGTCGAACTTCTGGTGATAGTTCTTCATAGTTTTTTTTCTAAACTGTACTTCTCCGTAAGGAGTTACTTTTTTAGAGTCAAACCCTTGAACGACGTGGCCAATTAATGAATGAAGTGAAGGATATTCTCCTCTGACCTTCGTAATAGTGGTAGCGTGAGCATTCAGAGCAATAGAAGAAGACAATACGGCTGCCTGTAAAACTTTGGGATTCTTCTGTAGATATCTCCAAACCTCGATTTTGATTTCGTCAATTTTCATTTTTAAGAAAATAGTTTTGTTAATAATTGATTATGCTCAGCATTTGGATCCATGTATCCTTCTACCAATGTTCCCGGCTCTTTTCCATCATTCCTGATAAAAGAGTGAGTGTTGGAAGATTCACCGTGTTTTTTACAGGTTGCTGATAAAGTTGCGATTGCATCTGCAGCAGAAGTTCCTTCTGGTAGTTCAATACCATTTGCTGTGAAAGCTGAAGCGATTGCGGTATCGATGGAACCTAGAGTTGCGGTATTTTCTGAAACGGTTGTTGTCAGATTTGCTATCTGAGTATTAAGACCAGTTACATCATTGGCAGCCAAAGAAGATTCAATTGAGTCCAATTGTTCCTCAGTAAGACGTACATGTGATTTTGAAGACATAATGCCAGAGTAAGCCTCCAACGTTGTTACGCCTAAAACACCTAAAATGAGAGTATGTTTATTCATAAATTAAAATTTTAAAAGGGCTTGTTCCAATGTCATTATCTCGTCGACCAAGCCAATTTTTAGGGCTTCCGTGGCGTTGTATGTCTTTCCTTTGAAAACATGACCGTCATCCGTGAGTTTTTCGCCATAATTGGCCTTGATGGTCGAGATAAATTCGTCTGTAATTATTTTAAGTCGCTCTTTGTAAGGCGCTTCATTACCGCTGATCAATTCTTTGATGTCGGCATTTTTTTCTGTGGATTGAGGCGCATAAATTTCATAAATCTTTGCACCCCATTTTTCGAACATTGCTGAGAAGTCCTGAAATGACAAGTAAGTCCCAATAGAACCAATATGACTTGCAAAAGGGCTGGCAATTTTCATGTTGCAGGCTGAAGCGATCCATTCAGCAGCTGAACATTGCATTTCTGAAGTGAAAGCAATGGTTGGTTTCTTCATATTTTTGATGAAGTCTGCAAACTCAGCAGTTCCGGAAACTTGTCCGCCTCCAGAGTCTATATTGAAAAGAACTCCGGAGATATTTGGATTAGCATCAATATTTCGAAGAATACTCTGCATGTCCAAGGTTCCGAGGATATTGTAGGTGGAATACTTTACAATCGGACCGATAATGTTAAATACAACTGGATATTTACTAGCGCCATTAGAATTGACGCTCATTTGAAGATCAAGAGACTTGATAAATTTTTCCTGCACTTTTTCTGCAGAAACAAGAGTATTGGTTTTGAAGCCAATAATCATTTCAGTTAAAAATGACATTAGATAATTTTTATCTATTGCCAAAGGAGTGTTAAAAAAATTAAGTCCGTGCATCTTGTTGATTTCACGGACAAAATTGTTTTAATGTCAAAGGTTGGGAAAGGACAGTATTTGTTTACAAAATCTGAATTTTTGGTTTGATAATAGTTTCTCCAGAGATTGCAATAGTATATTCATCGTCACCGGAATTGTTATTCAATCTATTATCAATAAAGTCAATTTGTAGCGGTTCTCGACTATTTCCGTACAGTATTTTATCTGCATTTGTTACTTCAATGATTACAAATCCTTTACGATTAAAATTTTCTTCACATTTTTTAATATTCTCCAGAGATAGATCTAAAAGGGGAAAACTGATATCCACTTCTGTAAAATCATTGCCAATCCTCCTTTTTGAATTTACACTTCTGGATAATGTCTCCGGAACTATTTTAAAAGTAAAAAGAGCTTTACTACGATGTGGGAAAATTCCGTTGAAAGCGTTGATGTATGATACATCGGATGAACGGTAAATTTCTATTGATCTTATCTCTCTAAAAAAGGACTCTGATTGGTTTTTAAATTCTTCCATGTTTTCGGCGCAATTTTCCACATAAATTTATTTGAACTTATGCAGGTTTTTAAGTTTATAACGATTAAAATCTTTTCTCAAAGTTTCGTAGGATAGCTCCTCCTCAGTAATGTCATACATTGCAAGAAAATCAAGGATCGTAGTCTGAAATTCTATTCCATAATTGAGCTGATTAAAAATGCAAGTATTGTAAAGTTCCTCCCTGATATTTCTTTCAATCAGGTGCGACAATTGGAAAGCTCGCTTTTGGCCGTGCTGGAAGCCGTTTCGTTGAGCCTTGTCCATCCCCAGGGTGATTGAGAAGTAATCGTTCTGACTCTGCATTTTATCAAACGTATATTTTCGATCCGACTTCTTTTGTAAAGTGTTGATCACAACCATTCCAAAAAGCGTTGTTTCCTTAGCTTGATACTCGTTTCCGTATTTGATCTCTAGAATTTTTTTAAGGTACCGGGGAACCGGCAGTTGAAAAGTAATTTTTTGCATTCAATTGATTAATAGGCTGCAAATAAATAATAAATCTGCTTACGATGAGAGTACAATATTGAGAAAAACAGTGCTTAAAGTGTACCTATAATTCTGTAATTGTGTAAACCCATCATCAATAAGGCGTTTGGAGAGATTTTGCAAAGTGTAACGTCATTTTTACCCTTTTTTGGAAAGTGTAAACCCTTATTTTATTACAGATAATTCTGTAATTCTTTTTCTAATTACACTTTTAAAAAAAAAGTGTAATAAATATATAATCAAACCTTTGCCAATATCATTACAGAATTACAATTTCAAACATCATTTTAAAAAGTGGTGGAGAGGAGAGAGAGTTGCGGTGCTTCCCCGTGTATATAAAAAAAAGGAATCCCCGTGCTTTCGCCCGGGGATGACCTATTTATTTTTTTCTGTAAGTATGTAAGGGCGGAGAGTAGGCCAAGTGCCTGAGAATCGCCTAAAAAATTATTTACCTGGTTAATAATCGTAGAACCTATAATGGACTACTGCACATGTCAGTGTAACAGTGTAATTTTAATTAGAAATCCACTCTTCTAGTGATTCCACAACTTCTTGAAGGTTTCCTTCTAGTTCCTCAAGTTCAGCCGTCTTCTCTTGATATTTTACTCCAGCTTCGCTTTCTTGCCATTTTTCGGAACGATTCTCAAATTTTTCCTCTCTCTTCTCAACTTCTGCAGCAATTTTTTCAAATTCCGTTGTTAATTTTTCTAAGATTTTTTTCATGGTAATTTTTTGTATTGTAAATTTATTTAATTTTTCTAACTTCCATTTCATTTATAAAAACATACTGATCTCTGGGAGGAGCTAGAATTTCAATTCTATTTTCATATTGCTTCTCATAAATTTCTAACTCATTAAAGGTCTCCGGAACATCGGAGTAAACCTTAAAAACCTGCTGAGAACTAAGCTTTTCACCTTCGTAGATGAATCCAGTCTTGCGATTGGCTCTATAGGTTATTACAATTGTTTCTCCAGACGATATCAGCCTGATCCCAACAATGTCAGTGTTAATCAAATTTACATGAAAACTGAGATATCCAAAATGCTTCATCAAATCAGATTTGGAAGGAGGGAAATTAGCATGTTTTGTTTTCATTATTTCATTTCATAAGGATCCGTTGTATCAAATCTTAAACTATTTTGTAAAGAAGATGTAAGTTCTATTATTGCATTGGGATTTATTATTTTAATATGTTCTGTAGTTTTCTTTTTTGGCTTTCCAGTGTGATCCATTTTAATCATTCCATTTTCGTCCTTTTCGTCTAGATTTTCCATAATTCTATCTTCGAACTCATATCCATTAACCTTGCACCAAATTTTTGTTTTCTTTTTGAAAGCATTGGAAGTCATATTTCCGAGATACTTAAAGTTTTTCTGTTTTGCTTTTTCCAAGACATCATCTTTAATCATTTTTATTCCAATAATGTTTGGGTAAAACTCATCAGCCCATTCTTTGAACCATTGTCCCATCTCAGTAAGATATGCTCTCATTTTTATATTACCGTCTGGAGCCTCTATCTTTGAATCTTGCTGCATATAAAAAGATGTTGATTGAAAAACAAAATTTAAAAATTTAAACCACTGATCAGTTTTCCAATCCAGGAATAAAGAATTGCTAAAATCATCTTTTGGATCTCTTTTTTCCCTTTCATCGTTTGAAGCATGATAATAGTCAGAAAAGCCCATAACCAATCTCCTACGGCTTGATGAACCTCTTTGATCTTTGATTGCATAATTCGTAGAAACACCAAATTTTGGTGAGTTTCTATAAGCGAGGTTTACTTTTGCCTCAAACTTTTCATTTACAGTCAATTTGGATGTGATCACAGAAAAGAAACTCTCCAGATTGAAGTTCCTCCGGACGTCATCAAAAAGAATAAAGTCAGTGTGTTGATTTACTCCTTCAAATAAGAATTTATCATTTTCAATATCGCCCTTGCCATCAATGTCATGACGATTCATAAAATATCTCATTGCTTCGAAAAACAAAGATTTACCAGCTCCTCCTTCGGCAACATCATCTTCAATCACAGCATTATCTGCAGCAAATAAAACCCATGGTTTTGTAGGATCTTTAAATCTGTGTCCGGAATATCCAAAAGCGAAAATTTTGTTGATTAAATGTTGTTTTTGTTCAGTATTTTCGTTGTCGTCCAAATACTTACTTGTGATTTGGAAAAGCGTTTGTTCATAGAAAGCTTCTTCTTTATAACCATTGTCGATATAATTACTCCTTTCTTTTTCCCAGTGAATTCTCGAGACCTGAACAAGGTAATTTAAGAAGTCACATTCTTTAGATAAAATATCAATATCATAGAGACCTTCTCCTGTTTTCCAAATTTTGAAGTAAGGATTATCGATCTTGAAGTTTTTAATTTCTTTAGCAGTAATCACATGATCAGTTTCTTCCTTGATCAAATTGTCAATCAATTGTGACTGCAAAACATAATTTTTAAAGTGTGGCTCCTGGTCAATTCCTGCTTCTTTAATTCCATCTGCAGATACATTAAATGCACGATTTCCCAGAAAGAAATATTGTTTTGTGGGCGTGAAATCTGTAAAATCCAAAGTTCGGTTGTGCATATTGGCTAAATGCCCGTCTGTGATTTTTTGAGAAGTAATCAACATATTTAGCAGGGCATAAGGGATTTCTCTAACTCCAAGCTGATCTTGTTTTTCCAGGAGAAAGTTCCGAAAGAAATCTTTTATTGACTGAGTTGTTTTCAGTTCTTCGACAACGTGGCCATGCACCCGGGCAAAGTAGTAACCGTCTTTTCTAGAGTGATCGTCAATTCTACAGAATCCATTTAGTCTCAGAAAATAAAATGCATACATGTGATGGAAGTTATAAGTAGTTCTACCTTTCTCAGACACTGAAGCTTCCCAGAATTGCGCAGGCATTGCCAAGCTTAACATTTTTTTTAATTCGTATCTAAGCTGCTCAATAGTTTTGCTTTGGTTTGATCTGACAAAGTCTTTAACATCTTTTTGTCCAGGGAATTTAAAATATTTATCAAGCCATAAGGTTTTCATTGGCAGGAACTGTAGTGCGAGTTCTTTTCCTTCACGCTTTCCGGTAACATCTGAATCCGGAATGTAAACAACATCATGTGCCAAACTTAAAAGCTCTTTCATCAAGAATTTGTCAACTTTTTCAGTTTCTGAATTAAACCAAATAACAAATTCGCCCAGGCTCAATAAATTCAGCCCATCGCTTCCACCAGTTGCAATACAAATTCGCTCTAATTTGAAATTCACATCCCTAGAACCTACATCTTCAATTTTTTTCTTTTGGATATCTGCAATTCTCTGTCTCTCTTCTTCGAATTTCTCAAGATAAATTTTTCTTATTTTTTCTAATCCAAAAACAAAACCTTTAGGACGGCCGCCAACATGTCGAAAGCGTCGGTCTTTACCGTCATCAGATAGTTTTTTACTCCCTTTAGGCATGTATATTTTTAGCCATTGACCGATTTTAGGATCCTTATTTACAAAGGCTAAAATGGGAAATTTGTCTGTTGCAATAAATCTAAAAACCTTTTTCTTTTCTTCGTTGAAATAGCTATATTCTTTTAAAGATTGAAGTCCCACCTCAAAACAGTTTTCTGCAGTAACATGGGGTCCTAAAATTTGCAGTTCATATTCATTAAAGTCTTTAGACTCGAAATGGAAGTTTTTGTCGTTAAGTTCGACAGGTGAGTCTTCTAAACTGTATTCTCTAAACTCATACTTGTAAAAAGCTCTGGTGTCTTCAAAAATTTGTGTTCCGGAAGAATTCTGAAGCTCTCTTCCAATTTCCAAGATAGCTTCAAAATAAGCGATGTTATTTTCTAGAGCATAAAGACCAAAACAATCTTGTGATTTTATTTCCCCACTCCAATCTGTTAATCTCCATCTATCTTCTACTAGTTTTAAAGAAGCTGACGGGTGTTTGTCATCGCTCCGAATACTAAAGTTTTTATTTGTAGTCGCTTGAGGATATATTTTTAAAATCTCGGTTAAACCACCATTTGTAGCGTTGAGAATTTTAGTTGCAGAATTTCGTAATGATTCGCTCATTTTAATTTTCGTTATTGTTATCTCCTGATTGCTCTGAAGATTGATTATTTTCATTTTTGGCGACCTTGATCAGTTTGTTGTGAACCGTAATGTATCCGAGTTGAACCATTCTGTCTCTATACCAGGTTGTGTTGACATTAAATTTGTCTCGGATTAATGCATAAAATTCTTTTTGACTTATAAATTTTCTATGTTCAAACACTTCACTTATAAATCTTTTATATAATTTACTTTGATCAACTGGTCTCCGATTCTTTTTCTCTTTTAAATAATTGTTGCTTTTGCTCAAGGATTTTTCGTCAAGCAATTTCTGTCGTTCCTGAAGAGATTTTTTTCCGTCGTTCAATATCCAGGTATAATTATTTATTTTTTTTAGAGCCATATTATTCATCAGGTTTAAAGTCGTCAAGAGCTAAAAGAAATAAACCTATCGAAAGAAGTTCTCCAGGATTGACAGTGTCAATATTTACAGAATTTTCAAGTTTACTTTTCCATTCTGCGAAATTGCTCAAGGGGTTTAGAAAAATGTATTCTCTGTAATTAAGTTTATGTCTGTCAACTCCTTTTGCAATTTCTTT